TTGCTTCAAGCTTGCCCCAAGCTTCATCAGAAGTTGCAAGTGCGGAAGTCGCCGCACCGTTACCAGCATTCTTACCGACTTCGGTCAAAACGCTAGCTTCGATAGCACTGTTGATGGTAGTCAGCAGATCTACAATTTCGGGTGTGCAGTTCTTCAGGATGCCTACAAGCTTCTCCTGCTCAACAGGAATAGCTTTCAGGGATGCAGCCTTTGCAATAGCAGCAGCTTCGGCCTTCTCTTCGTTAGCCTTACGCACTTCTGCCTCGGCAGCTTCCTTCTGCATACGCATCTTCTCAAAGAGAGCACGTGCAGCTTCAGGCATACTCTTCATAGTCTCAGTCTCATCAAAAGACGCAGACTTCTTAGGCTTGCCACAGGCCTTACACTTACCGTCTTCATCAGCTTCACCGTCGCATTCGCACTCAGTGGACTTGGCCTTATACGTTTCAAGTTCAGCATTGGCAGTAGCCAGCGCTTCATTTGCCACATTAAGCAACGCATCCTTGTCGAGGCCGGACTGCTCGGCTGCTGCAAGATCAGCATTTGCCTTAGACAGTGCTTCGTCCTTAGCGTCGAGAGCCTGCTGAACTACTTCAGCGTGTTCAGGCTTCAACTTACTCAGGATCTCATTAAGCTCCATTGGTGTAATCGTCTCCTTTCGTTTATAAAGTTCTATGAAAGCAGCGGAATTCGCTCCTTCATCTACCAAGTCGACCCGCTCTACAATCAGGTCCAGGAGTTCATAAGCCATCAAAAATCCTCCTATCTTATTATATGCGAGTTAGCCAACGTTTATAACCTTACAGCTTAACTCTTTTGGCCGTACCCTGTATGGAGAACATACGATAGGTGCCATCCTTTACCTTTGCGAACACTTCAGGGTCATGTACTTTAACAGTAATGAACCAGCCCTCAGGCACGACGCCTTCAGGAATGCCAATGGCCTTCTGCTTTTCTTTGGTAAGCACAATGGACTCGACAACTGTGCCCTTGCTGTTACCGCGGTGCATTTCGCCACTGCCGCGATAGTCAAGCATAAAACCGATAGCAGCTTTCTCAAGAGTCTCAGGAGCAATGACATCATCCTGCCAGTCAAGTGGAGCATTGCCATCCTTGTCAAGAGCGACATTAGCCCAGCCACTAACAAGCTGCTCATCATCACGCGCCTTGTAGACATCAAAACCTACGCTTAAGTAGACGTCATTACCTTCTACAGGCACTGTCTCATAGCTGTTGACAGAGCTGCTTCTGCACACAGTCTGACTAGAACCATCATCACGATAGATGCTAATCTCCTGCTCATGGAAAATCCGTTCAGTATTTACAATAATAGACAACGTAATACCTCCTTACGTATACCGTTGGTCGTTTTGCTCAAGCAACTTTTGAGCAGTATCATCTGGGTCATCACCAGTAGCCGCCTGCTTATTGTCTTTTTCACCCTGCATTGCATAGACACTCTCAAATGTCTGGTCAGACATACTCGGGAAGCCCATGATGTGCCATAAGTGACCCAGTAGATCTTTGTCTTTTGCAATGTTAAGACCCATTGCACGCAGCATAAGAGCAACCTCCTGAACAGAGGGCATCTGGATGCCACTAGGAACAATCTCAGGAAGTTCTACAAGACCAGGAAAACTGTTCATAGCAAACAAGCTGGGAACTGCAAATGCATTGAAGACATCAGCAATGTTACTGACCTGAGCCTGTAGAGCTGCAGCAAGCAGAGACTGCTTAGTATCTGCAAGCGCGAAAGAACCTGTACGGTTGTTACCAATAAGGATGATATCAGAGAGCATCGTGATAGCAATGCGGTTATCATAACGTTCAATGGTCTCACCAATATTGATCTGCCTAGAGGAGCTAGAGGCAAGAAGCTTGAGCTCCCAACCAGGTGGCAGTAGGACACCTTCTTCGCCATCACGACGTACAGAAGCTACAAGGTTTTCCGCATCAGCTTTCATCTTGACCATTTTTGGGTCTGCATCATTCCATAAGTCGAGGCCCTCAGGTGCAGTAAGAACAGGAAAACCAGCAAGGTCACGTTCAATGCCAATGCCCTCAATTTCTTCGAAATGCTTTTTGAAGAACCAAGAGCGATATGCATTACGCAGCATAGACTTACCTTCAGGATTGTCCTTACTTACGCGAGTGCGGAACAGAAGCCCCTTAGACATCGGGATGCGAACAGTGTTGAAGTCAGGCTCGCAGCGCTGAATGAAGGCTTGTACATCACCCTCTTCATCGAACTCCCACTCAGCAAGAGACGTTTGTGCTCTACAAGGCAGCCGACGCCAGCCAATGCGACCATCAGAGTACTTGCTACGGTACTTGCTGTTAGTCTCACTAGGTCCACGCCTTACTTTGTACACAATTTCATGGAAACTGAATCCATACACAAGCATAGACAGAATCTCACAAATCGTGTTTGCCCAGGACATGTCCATATCATCCATGCATTCGCGTAGGAACTTCGCTGCCTCATGATCTACAGGTGACTTTCCCATAGGTTTGACTTCCCATGTACAGCCTCGTATCAGCATCTCTGCCAAATACATGACTGCACCGATGACTGCATCGTTATCAGCCATCTCCTGGTATACACGTCCGGCTCCGGGCCATCTAAGCTCAGGCAAGAAGTCTTCGTAGATGTACGGACCGTAGCGTCTAAGACCAGAAACGCCAAGCGGTTTGAAATTTTGTGGTGTTTTAGGCACGTGTTTACCTCCTATCTACGGAATTTTGACCAGTAACTACCTCCGGATTTCTTAAGTCCAGTAGGTGTACGCTGTAATGTATTGCTTCTGAAGTAATTGAATGCTCCAGAAAATCCGTCTATTGTATCATCATGTGAGCCATAAGGAAATAGGTCTGCTTCATCAAAAAATGGCAACATGTTTCTACACCTGTCAGATATCATGATTCTGCCTGCTTGTGCAGCGGCAGAAGCAGCTCTAGAACGCTCAACCTTAGAGCCAGATGCAGTCACACCGAGCACGTCATAGCCATTGAGCACGTTGCGCATATAGTGGTCAGTGGTTATCTTACCAGAGGAACCAGGCTCTTCCTCAATGCGTATAGCACAGGAGTAGCCATCGAGCTCAGCAGTCTGACGCACAATGTCTTCAAGATCACCGGGTGTCTTCTGAACGCGCACGATATCCTCAATCCAGTATATGCCCTGGTAATGGGCCATCTTGAAACCTACAGACCAGTCAGGCTGGCGCTTATCGCGTCCCTTACCAGTACGCTTTGCAGGGTCTGTAGATGCAAAGTCCCAATGTCTAACATGAGTAGCAGCATCTGGTATCTCATGATGTGGCACAATATTGAACCAATGTCTATCAAGCAGGTCACCAGAAGCTTTAATTTCCCAGTTACCATTTAACAGCTGCTCACGCTCTATAGGATCAAGTTCCTGTAGAGCCTCCTTATATGCCTCAGCATCAAGATACGGGTTATCATCCAGGCCGGCGCCAATAAAAATACGACCATTTTGTCTGCCTTCTACAAAGAACCTCTGATAGTAGTACTCACCGAACTGGCCACCAGGGTTACACGTAGCCCTGAATCTCAGAGGAACCTGTAAAGACTTTGGCTTACGAAGACGAGAGAACATATAGCGGTAATTAGAAGGCGAGATGTGCGTACACTCGTCCATACCAATGTACTGAAACTCAGCACCTTGGTAACGATAGCAGTCATTATCTGACTCAAGATATCCAAAGTTAAGTGTAGCTCCAGACGGGAACGTATATTGCTTCTCTTTCTCAGACCATCGGACCTCTTTAGATTCTACAAATGGCATAAGCCATTGCTTCGACACGTCAATCAGAGCATTTGGCAGCGAAAGGTCTGCATATGTTTTACGAAACAGAATCGCTGAATATCCTGGTACATCTACAAATTGTAAAGCGCCCATAAGCTGAGCAATCGACTTGCCACCTCCGGCGGCACCTCCATACAGAATCTCACGCGTATCATTCATAAGAAGAAACGCGCGCTGTTTTGGAGTAGGATCATATGGTATATACTTTGTTAGACGTGGCGTCAGTAGCTTTTGTAAACTACTGGGGTCTATATTTGAAAGATCTATATTTGCCACGTAGCCACCTCCATTCGACTTCAAGATTACCTGCCAGGAGCTCCTGGCAGGTAACATTTATATTATTCAGTATCTTCGACAATTTCAGCGAGAGCCTCAACACCATCAATATTGATGTGTGCTGCGTCAGACAGGCCCTCTCCGATAATGTAGCCTACAACAGTGGCACCCGCCATAATAATGGCAGTAACCTGAGTTGCAGTTGCTTCAGCGCCGCCAAATGCAACGATCATCATACTGACGAACGATGCAATAGCAACCCAGAACTTTCTACTGGTAAGCTTACGTACCCAGTCGATCTTCATACTACTCACCTCCCCCTATTGCACGCATAATACTTCTCCACTTAAAAATGCGATTCATGCGCTCTTGGCTAAAGAACGGTTGTGCCATAAACCACTCGCGCCACTCACTCGCACCTTTAGATGAATTACAGCTTGCACAGGCAGGTACAATATTCTCCTGCGTTGTAGTTCCGCCATCCTTAATAGGCTCAAGATGATCACGCGTCAATCTCTCGCCCTTCCGCATGGTGCAGCCACAATACGCACACTCGCCTCCGAAGAAGATCACAGTCTCCTTCCATTGCTGATGTGAATAACTCACGTCCGACTCACCTCTTCGCTTCATACCACCTACAAAGTCCGAATGTCGCTTCTTAGTGGCATTCTCGCGCCTTCTTATGTTATAGCACACACGGCAGTCATCGCGATATCGCTGATTGCCAGATGCATCTACACCGTTCTTAGCAAATGCCTCAAGTGGAAGCAACTTGCCACAGAACGTACATGTCTTCTTACCATTCTCAATAGTGCTGGTGTACTTACCAGTCATCCGTTTATTTCTCATAATCGACTCCTGTAGTTACGCTCACTTGTTCTCAAGCACAGATATGCGCGTCTCATGATCAACAATCTGCTTATCTTGCTTGTCATTGTGTTCCCACAAGCGCTTGTGACTCTCATGCGCGCTCCTCTGCTGCTCCTCAAAAGCTCTGTCGTGCTTGTCCAGGCGAGCGTTGCTGCGCTTCATCTCAGCGTTTAGTGTTGCAATGCTACTATTTAAAGTAATAATAGGTTTGCCAACTGTAAAGAACAGACCGGTCAACGTCACAAGAATACCTACAACTTCTTCCCATCCCACTCGTTTGTTCACCTCAATTCTTAACTCTTCGTTTTATCTAGCACACCCATGATAGTG